CGCGGGCGCGGTCTCGAGATACTCGGTGGTGCGGTTCGGGTGGTAGCAGTAGGGTTTGGGTGGTCATTGTTCTTGTGCTTCTTCGCGGATGATAAGGCTTTCGAGGATTCGGCACGGGATTGTCCGTCCCGAAACTCCTTTGGTATTTTTCAGAACGCGCATGAAAAGCCGATCAGGATCGTTGTCGTCGCGCCATGCACCGAGCACTAAGCCGCTGCTGTTTTCAATGCTGCCGGAGTCCTTTCCGTCTGTGAGCGTGACCTCTCGCGTCTCTTTTTTCTTTCCATCCTTTGGTGTTGATGCGCGTCCAATTTGCGATGCCATCACGATAATCGTTCCGGTTTCTTTGGCCACGATCTTGAGCTGTTCCGCAACTCCGCTCGTTCGCTCATATCGGCTTTCCCCGTCGCCTCCTATCAGCTGAATATAGTCGATCAGAACCAGCACAGGCCGCATGCTAGTTTTCAGCTCGGCAGTCTCAATGATGCGCTGAATCTTCGCCGGAGTCAGGGATGATTTGTGGCAGCAGACAACGTGATTCAGCTTTCCGCTTCCTTTCCAATCGACAGTTCCGTTGAGCTTGTAGGTGTCCTCAACGTGCCGCCCTGTGCGCTTCACAGACATTGCCGCAAATCGCTCGAACGTCAGAGTCCCCGGCAATTCCGCTTCAAAAAGCAGCGTGTGCAAATTGGTATTGATTGCAATGTTCTGGAGCATCATCGTTTTTCCGCATCCCGTGCCTGCCAAGATTGTGCAGAGCTCCCCAGGAACCATCGGTCGCACGATATTCGCAAATCCTGGCAACCATGCTGATAGGTTTAGCTGATGCGTTGATGCTTTCTGAACGTGCTCGCGGTATTCCGCTTCAAGCTCGCCCATCGTTTGCACTGGGACGCTCTCCCCTTTGAAAAGCGTGTCGGCCCTCTCAAGCATCGAAATCAACTCTCGCGCGCCATCTTTAGGAGTCGGGAACGTAGCGAAAAATTCGGAAACGTCTTTCGTTCCTTCCGGCATCTCAACAATCCGCATTTCCTTCACCACAGGCGCAAGAGCCGAGCGCAAAGCCTGAAGATGCTCCGATCCCGCCTTGTCGTTGTCTGGCAGTAGGCAAACGCTTTTTCCGCGTAGTGCTGCTGTGTAGCTGGGATCCCATTTCTTTGCTCCTCCGCAGTTTGTCGTCGCCACCATGCCAAGCGCGTTCAAAGCATCAGCATCCTTTTCTCCTTCGCAAATAAACAAGAAATCAGCAGCGACCACGCAAGGCAGATTGTAGAGAACTCGGCGAACGCCATCGAGCTTGTAAATCCATCCTCCCTTTCCATCCGGCGCGCGTTGCCGGAAATCCTTTGGCTCAAATCGGCAGACCTGGAAAAGCAGGCTCCCGGTTTCGTCGGTGTAGTCGTATGCTTTGATCATCTTCGCTTTTGCCGTGTTGTTTGCGCCAGAATGGCCGCCAGTGAGTTTTTGCGGCAGCGGCGTGTATTCGCCGCTCAACTGCTCAAGTGCCGCCTTCGCGTCGATTCCCTGCTCCTTCATCGTCCAGTCGATGACGCTCCCGCCTTCTCCGCAGTCGTTGCAATACCAGATTCCGCGCTCGTCATCCACGTTGACGCACTGATGAGCCAGTTTGTGCTCGGCCAACGCGCATCGATTGCTCGTCAGCTTGTTTCCGCTGCCTTTCAGGACAACGCCGCGCGCTTCCAGAAATGGAACCAGCGGATTGCGTGTGAGAATTTCAGTCCGGTCAATCATATCGTGCGAGGCGCGTCGTATGCGCCAACCTTTCCATTTTGCATCCACGGCTCGCCGGCGGGCTGATTTTCCTGCGGGCGATTGCGGTCAAACCATTCCCACTCGATCGACTGCCATCCCTTCTCCATCGCCATTTGCAACGCCGCAATCGCTTGAGCTGGTCGGATTTCCAGCTTCCGCATGGTCAACTCGATGGCGCGCTCAGTGAGCGGCTTCTTGAGCTTCTTGCGGTGGTTGATGAATGCATCCCACTCGTCAGAGAAGCCGCTGAGTTCAAAAAGAGGAGAAATAATGTCGGTCACGCGTGCTTCACGCGTGGCGCACGCGTCTTTCACGCGCCTTCCTTTACTTTCCCTTTCCTTTACTTTCCCTTCCTCAGCAAAAACCTCATTTTCGATCATAGGCACCGGAAAGTCTGATTCCTTTTCCTTGTTGTTGATGAATTGATGCTTTGCGAAGGAGGGGATTGCTCCGTATTCAACGGAATCCACGCGATAACGCACCAGGTATCCACGCGTGAACAACGCGTCGAGCACGCGTGAAAAGTCGATCCCGTCATACGGAAGAACCGAGACGCCGATCCGCCGAGGTTCCCATTTGAACCTGCCGGCCTTGTCTGCAACGCACCACAGGCCAGAAAAAGCAACGCGGATCGGGAGTCCGGTTTCCTTTTCAAGCTCATAAAGTCCTTCGTGAGTGAAAAATTCGGGTTTGATCGTTCGGATTCTCATAATCTTGCGCTGAGTTGTGCTGTTATTTGTAGCTTTAGAATATCGTGTTGAAGTTGGTGATGCTCTCGGCACAAAGGCACGATGTCCTCTGGCTTTTCGTCGCCTAGGTTCTCGTAGGTGACGTGGTGAATTTCGATTTGCCTCGTCCGAAGGCATATAAAACAGCGCCGACCATGCGCTCGAAACGCAACCTCTCGCATCTGTCTCCAGTGCTCTGTTGTCAGATATTCTGGATATGGCATTTCGCGCAGAATCATCGTAACCAGAAGTCTGGCGCCGTTTGCCATCAGCTCCGCCGTTGGCGGAAGTGGTTTCCTCAAGTCCATTTAAAACCCCTCAATCCAACCCTCGCCACGGGTAGAACCACGCCGAGATGAAGCGACGATGCGGCAAGGATTGGATGGAATGGTTTTGCGTTCATCTGATGTATCCGCCGGGTTCTACTCGGCACCGTCATTTTATTTACAAAGCCACAGTTGTCAAATCGTATCTCATTGCAGCTTCGCAGCAAGTGCCAGTGCGGCGTAAGCCTGCTCCGTGTCGGCGCTGGAGTCAGCATACCTGATGCAGATCAGCAACGCCTCAACCAGTGCCTTCCTTGCGACTCGCTCGGCGTCCCGCTCGGCGGTGATTTGTGGATTAGTCATACGGGGTGTCCAGTCGCAGTTGTCAAATCAGTTTCCGCGAAATAGTTGCGCGGCGAGCGCCAGCGCGGCGACAATGCGGGCCTCGACTGGACACGGATCATTGTATTTATGTTGGTCGGACTTCTGATGACTAAGATTGCAGCAGTCGTGGTTCGCCGATGAAAGCGCAGATACCAGCACTCGCCTAACTATTCGCTCGACGTCCCGCTCGGCCACTGCCTCATCCCGCTGGCGTTCAAGGTTGTGTGAGTGCGCGAGGATGTTGCGGCTTTTGTTAGTCCAAACAGCGTCCGTCTCCGGTGTAGCACGCTCGGCGGCAGTTACCGAGGATTCCTCGGCAACTGTTTTCATGCCAACCTCCATCCTGGCGCCGGCGCACCGTGGCCGCGTCTCCTGCTCATGTAGCCAACGCGCACAATGGCACCCTGCCGTGCGAGCGCGAGGTAGACAGGCCCGAAGGCGCGATCCTCATGCGGGACTATGCCTGCGGCCTTGCAGGCGTCGGTGATGTCCTCGCCAGAGACGATGCCTTTGCCTGCCATCCATTCTAACGCGAACGCCATCGCTCGCTCCTTGAACTCCTCGCCTGCGTTGCGCTCTACTGCTTCAAGCGCCGAGTCTCTCTCGCACATCCAGCAGCGAATGTATCCCGGCCTCAGTATCTTCCCGCATTTGCAGTTAGCGTTCATTGCGCGTCCTCCTTGTTTGCCCATAGCAGCATGTGTTCGGCAGTTACCATAGTCATGCTGTGAATTTTGCGAATGAGATAAGTGACTCCCATGCGTCGGACGAAATAAGCTAGGTCTTTGTCGGTCACATACTTTTCTTGGATGCTTAACCTGCCGACCATATGCACCTTAACCCTTCGCCATAGGTCAATCCGAGAAGCTGAGTTGCGCGCTTCGTAAGCTGAGGCGTACTGGTCGATGGCACCTTGAAGCGGTGCGCCCTGTTGTTCTCGTTTTTTCATACAGGTATAAGCTCTTGTTCAACGTGGCTTTCTACTGCCGCAAGATATCGCGCTGCACCGGCTCCCTTAGCCGTTCGCACGCGATTTCGCAGATCGAGCGCGTCAGCTCGATTCCGATGCAGCGCTTCCCGTGCTGCTTTGCGGCCTTTAGCGTTGTGCCGCTGCCCATGAACGGGTCGAGGATCACGGCGTCCGGAGCGAAGGCGATCCGGCAGAGTTCGTGCATCAGATCGACCGGCTTTTCTGTCATGTGGCGCTTGTCGCTCGCCACCGAGTATCTGAAGGAGCCAGGGAAGCACGGGCCATCCAGCGCACGCGGTCCATTCGTTGCCCACACCAGATATTCGCACTGGCTTGCCCATCGGCCTTTGCACGGGCGATAGGATGGCTTCACCCATGGCACCACGCCGCGCCACACCAGTCCCGCCACTTGCAGCGCGTCGGTCATGGCAGGCATTTGCCGCCAGTCAGTGAAGCATCCGATGACCGCGCCGGGCTTTGTCACGCGACGGAGTTCGTCCATCCAGATTGAGCACCACACGATGAAGCTCCGCTGGTCGCGGTTGTCGCCGCTGAACTCGTCGTAGACCTTTTGCGTCTGGCTTTGCTGATACTTGGAGCGGCAGTCCGCTCCAGCTCTATCACCGCGCATCATCCCGCCGCTTGAGTATGGCGGATCGGTAATGACCACATCCACGCTTGCGGTAGGTAGCTGCCGCAGGACGGCGCAGGCTTCGCCAAGATACACAGTGGCCAAGTCATCCGCGTAAAAAGAGGACAACAAGTCAGTGGAGGCAATCCCTACCAAGCGCATGGCTTCGGCGGGCGTTTCTGGAAATTCAATGTCTGGTGTTTTCATAGTTTCGTTCCGTGCAGCATCGCATTTAGCTCGCTGATTTTGCGGTGCAGGTCTGCGATAATTCGGTCGCGCGTCTCGACCATGCATCGGGACGCTTCGAGTGTGCGGCGCGTGCAATCGCACATCCAAGGCGCTTCTTCGTCGCTGTGTTGATGGCAGGTGGCGCTCATTATTCTTTTTCTTGTTGTTGGTTCATAAAGTCTTGTGCCCATTGTTCTGGCTTCCTAGCTCCATCACCCCTTGCGAGCATCGGTTCGCCGCTGTTTCCGCGTGTCGTTCGTCCATCTCGATTCCGATGGCTTTCCGCCCCAGCAGCTTCGCGGCGCACAGAGTTGTCCCGCTACCCGCGAACGGGTCGAGCACCAGCCCTGGCTGGCTGTTGTCCAGCAGCGCGAGGCACAGGTCGAGCGGCTTCTCGGTCGGGTGCATTTTGTTCCCGCTCCGTTTCACGTTCAGCACGTTGCCGCGCTTTCCGTCCATGATTTTCGCGGAGGTGCGTTTGGCATACGCCACCAGTTCGTGCTGGTTGCGCCACGGCATCCCCATGCCCATTTGCCCCTTGTCCCACACGAGCATATTGCGGACGCGCCAGCCGCCATCCTCCAGCGCGTCGAAGGTGTTCACCCACATCCGCCAGTCCGTGAAGATGTAGGCTTCGTCCACCGTCCGGCAGCTTCGTAGCACTTCCCGCATCAGCCGCTGGTATCCACGAGTTGAGAGGTTATCGAGCGCGATGGTTTCGCTGCCTCGCGTGCCGATGCTGCCCGCTGATTTCCCTGCCTCATTGAATCCGCCGCTTGAGTATGGCGGATCGGTCACGAGCACGACCGGCTCGATGTCCAGCGCGGGCAGGATTTCGCGGGAGTCGCCGAGGTAGATAGTTACCAGCGCGTCCTCGTAATACGACCGGAAGCCAGAACAAATCGATGGAGACGAACAGCCGCCATCTTTCGCCGTTTCGGGCGTCGCTGGTAGCACTGGCGTCATGGTGTCGGCGGTAGTCATTCTCGGCGGCTGTCGCTCATCTCTCCGTTCTTCTTGGCTCATAAAGTCCCGTGCCGATGACTCGCCGTAACAAGTCGCGCAATCTTCCCCGCCGCACATGCGGTCGCGGCAGCGATACACCCTGCGCTTTGTTTCGCCTCTGCCTTTCTCAGCTTGGTCTGCCCAATATCTTTCGTTGTCTTCGGTCATAACTGTTTCTGTTTAAGTTGTAGTGTTTGTAAGCGTTTTTACGGATAGGTAATGGTTATTTCCGTCCTCTCCTCTTCGCCTTTCTCGGCTTTGCGTTGAGTTGTTTCAATTTTGCAGATTCCCGGCGCGTCTGAAGGTATGAGTCCAGAGTATCGGCAAAGGTCTGTGTGGTATTTGGAAACAAGGTTGTCCTCATCCAGGAGTCGTTTTCTGACGCTCTCAATGCGGATGAGAATACGGTCGCCAGTTCCGCTTTGAACTTGTGCCTCGACCAGTGTTGCATTGCCAGCAGTGCGTTGAGGGATGGGAGTTTTCCCGGTATTATTAGTGTTATGGTTAGCATTTGTTTTAAGGGTTGGCTCGCGGTGCATACATCTCCGCATTGCGTCGGTCATTTCGGTCATTGGAAAAAGGTGCCGAGATTCTTCCGCTCGGCGTCGGAGTTAGTTTGCTAAATCAGAACGGAATGTCGTCCTGTGCTTCTGCTTCTTGCTTTGCTGTTGCGGCTGGCCTTTTCTCCGGTTCCTGCACTTCCTTTTTATGGACGTAATCCGTGACCTTGTTCTTCGCTGGAAACTCTCCGCTTGCTGGTTCAATCCCGATCTTAACGCGAACGTCCTGGCCTTGCAGTTCCTCGGCGGTAAGCTCGCCAGCTTCGTAGCGTGCGCCTAGGCCGCAAGCCTTGGCAATGGAAGGCAGTTTGTAGGTATCGAAAACAATGTAGTCAAACACCCATTGCTGCCGCCCGCCTGTGTCATAAACGCCGAGCTTGACCTTGAACATCGGTTTCCCGCTGCTCTTGCTTTTGGTTTCTTCAGCGGAGAGAATCTCCGCGTCATACTCGCCCTTCGGCATAAGGTCTGCCGCGTCGAGTTGTTCTTTAGTTTTTGGTGTGAATTTCATATTTTACTTGGTTGGGTTTAGTTTTTTGGTCAGCACTGAGATAACGCCCGCCGCTTGTTCGGTGGTAAATTCGGCAAAGGTTTCGGCCCCTGCTTTGACCTTCCATTTCTCTACGTCCGCAGGGTCGATCTTGACTACCTCCAGCAGCCGCTCAATCTCTGCCACCTGATCCGCTGTCGCCAACGTGATCGCGGTGGATGCTTTCTCGATGATGTCCTTACCGTAAAGCTCTGAGAACTTTGCGAAGCTCCAATCCAATACAGCCGCATCCTGGAATCCCATCATACGAGACTTGCGAACGCGGGCTTTCCGGCTTGGCCCTTGCTTGTAGATTTCAAGCGCTAGGTGCAACTCATACTCTAGCTTGTCCCAACAGTCGAAGGTCTGACCGATCTCGGCTCGTTCGCCTTTGGAATCCACACCCCACTCGCTTTTGCTGTGCGCGATAAACAGCACGTTCATATCCAGTCGGTTGACCCAAGCCACTAGCCGCCGCATAAACGCGATGGCGGGCTTCTTGGACGCACCAAAGGCATCCTTGTCACCGAGCCGCTCGGCTTCGTTGGCGATGCAGGTGTTGAACAACTTTGAGATACTGTCCACGATGACGGTTCGGTAACCGTGTTTCGTTGTGGCGAGGTCGTGGAACTGCTCGATCACCGTGGCGAAGTCCAAAGAGCCGTCCGCCGGCCCCATGTAAACGCCTCCTGCTCTCTTGAGCTTGTCGGTGTAATGCGCGAGGTCGGCCCCGCCTTCGGTGTCGATGTAGTAGCAGGAAGGGAAGTCTAACGCCCCCCATGTTTTTCCGACGCCTGGCTTTCCAAAGATCAACATCTTCGGTTTGCTCGGCTCGGCTGTTTTCGGGTCTTTTGCTTTTAGTGCCATTTTGTTTTTGTTGGTTGTTCCCGCTCTGCGGATTCACGCCTAGAGTTCAGCGGCGTTCCTGTTGTGATTCTATTCGGCGCCGGGAAGCGGCAGCGGCTGCTCGATGTCTGCATCTTGGTCGTCCTCGTCCTGTTGCCGTGCGCGGAGACTCTCGGCCCGTTGCTCGGCACGATCCTCGGCACGACGCGCGGCTAGTTCCTGCTGGATTTCGAGTGAGGATTCGTCGTGGTAGCTCATTTCCAACCTCCTAGCCTGACCGAGTATTCCCGCTGAGTCGGTGCGCCCCAGTAGCGTCTCTTGCCTGCGACGTAGGCCAGCGCCTTGGTGTCGATGTCAGCACACCGCTGGCAGATCATACTGTTGCCGCGCTTGATCGCCACCTTGTTTCCGCAGTCGCAGAACTGCCGGAGTAGAGTGTTGTCCTTAGTAGGTGCGCGGCCATCCTGCGTAATTGCCTGATGAGTCGAGCCCTTATCCTGCACTCCACAGGCGTGGGGCTTCACCGAGTTATTAGGTGCGCGCAAATTCATTTCAAAATTTTTGAGATTATCTTGCAAACCTGCTGCCCGTTCTCCGTGCTAGACAACGACCAGACCAAGGTCGCGGTCGCTGTCAGGAGCGCCAGGGTCAGGAGCTTGGCTCGGAAAAAAGCGGCCTCGCTTTCGAGGCGCTCTTGGTAGCGCTGGAATCGCAGGTCAGCGGATCGCCGGCGCTCTGCGTCGGTGTCGCCGTATGGTTCTTGTTTCATAGTTCGGAATTTGTCCAGATGCCGTTTGCCT